TTGGTGGTATGGTTGAAGGAATACAATTCCCTAACGGGGATTATATGATCATCAATGAGGAAGGTAAGTTGATGGATCTACCATTAAATGTAGAGGCAACATTGTTATGGAGAACTACATTCACTAAGGATAAATACATAACAGGTTATGATGATTATGTATGTGGTCCAGTTATTTACATTAAAAAGAAAGCATTGAAACGTTGGGCATCATAGCCCAACACTCTTGCGCCGCCCTGCGGGCGGCGCGGGGATCGAGAGAGGTCCCAAACCATTTCCAATTTCCAAAAAAAACAATTAAGTAAATTAACTAAACAAAAAAGGGGTCCCTCACAGCTCGACTTTATGCCTTGATTTACACTTAGATAGGCGTTAAATTGTTTATGGTTCCAAAATTAAACCTAAAAAAATTTTGCAAAAATTTTATGGAAATCGATTTTAAAAAGATAGAAAAGTTACCTACAGATGTTCAAAGAGAATTCTTAGAAACGTTTGAAAAATATACTGAGAAGAAAAAAGAATCTAAAATACATTCTGATTTTATGGCCTTTGTAAAACATATGTGGCCTGATTTCATTGAAGGTAATCACCACAAGATTGTTGCAGAAAAATTTAATCAGATTGCTGAAGGCAAATTAAAACGCCTTATAATTAATATGCCGCCTAGACATACTAAGTCTGAGTTCGCTAGCTTCTTGCTTCCAGCTTGGATGGTTGGTAAAAATCCTAAACTTAAAATTATTCAATCAACTAACACCACAGAATTATCTGTAAGGTTTGGTCGTAAAGCAAAAGCTTTGATCGACTCACCTGAATATCAATCAGTATTTAAAACTAGATTAAGAGAAGATTCTCAAGCTGCTGGTAAATGGGAAACACAAGGTGGTGGTGAATACTATGCTGCTGGTGTTGGTTCCGCGATTACTGGACGGGGTGCAGATTTATTAATTATAGACGACCCGCATTCAGAACAAGATGCAATGAATAGAGATGCAATGGAAAGAGCTTATGAATGGTATACATCAGGACCACGTCAACGTTTACAGCCAGGTGGTGCAATTGTTTTAGTTATGACAAGATGGAATACAAAAGATCTAACAGGTAAACTGTTAGGCGCGCAGCGGGAACCTAAAGCAGATCAATGGGATGTTGTAGAATTTCCTGCAATACTTCCATCAGGTAAACCTTTATGGCCTGAGTATTGGAAAAAGGAAGAATTAGAAGGAGTTAAAGCTTCTGTAAGTATTACAAAATGGAATGCACAATATATGCAAAACCCAACTTCAGAAGAAGGAGCTATCATTAAACGTGAATGGTGGAACAGATGGGACAAGGATTGGATACCTGCACTTAAACACGTCATACAATCTTATGATACAGCTTTTAGTAAAAAAGAATCTGCTGACTATTCAGCTATTACAACGTGGGGAGTGTTTTATGAAAGCGATGATAGTCCAGCTAGTTTGATATTATTGGATTGTCAAAAAGGTAGATGGGACTTTCCTGAATTAAAACAAATGGCTCAAGAGCAATATAAATATTGGGATCCTGATACAGTTATCATTGAGGCAAAAGCTTCTGGTCAACCACTTACAGATGAACTAAGAAAGATGGGGATCCCTGTAGTAAATTTCAGTCCATCAAAAGGAAATGATAAGCATACACGAGTAAATTCTGTTGCACCTTTATTTGAATCTGGTATGATATGGGCACCTATGCAAGACTTCGCAGAGGAAGTCATAGAAGAATGCGCTGCATTCCCATTTGGTGATAATGATGACTTGGTAGACTCAACAACACAAGCCATTATGCGTTTTAGGCAGGGAGGTTTTGTACTTCATCCTGACGATTATGTTGAGGAAGTAAAACAAAAACGGAAGAGGATATATTACTAGATGTCAAAAAATTTAGGTGTCATACAAGCGTTGTTTTTAAATATGGGTAACAAAATTGTACCTTATTTTAAAATGACCCCAGAACTAGCTCAACAATTCCATAGAAACTTAGCAAGGGTTATGATGTATGTTAAGGATAAGGGAGTTACCTTGTCTCAAAAACAAAAAGACTATATGGAAAAACAACTTAAACAATTGGATATGTATGAGAAATCTTTGACACCATCTACGGCTAAAGGACCCAAAGCATCAGTAACTGACATCACAAAAAAACTACCAGAAGATGCTCCGTACTCAGAAAAGAATCCAAAAGGTTGGATGCCTACTGAAGGAGAAGAAGCAGCTATACGAAGTAGAGTGGGTAGACCTGAAACTGGCTTTAGTCAAAACTTGGTTGACGACACAATTAATTTATTAAAGGACAAAGATCAAAAAAGTATGTCGGATGAACTTAAGAAAATTATGCTTAGAGAAGGAACTTATGCTGATTATAATGAAACAGAACGTAAGGCAATTTTTGATGGCATACAAAAGATTTTGGAATCAAAAGGCGGATATTTGAATTATGCTAAAGGTGGAAGCGTTGGACTAGATTATTTGATGGGGTTATAATGTCAGTTCCTAAAAAAAACATAAATGAAATTTTTAACCCAAGAGTTGTTGATAAAGAAAAATATATTTCTGAAGATATAAATTATTTAAAAGACATCATTAATAAAAAAGCAGGCGTCATTGATATGATGTCACCTGGTCCACTTAGAGATGAACTAAGAGGAACTTTTGATCCAACACAAGAATCATACGAAGAATATTTACAAAGACAATCCATACCACAAATGGATAGACCATTAACAGGTCAGGCACCTAGCGACGAGATTCTAGAAACTCAGAGAATAGATTTAAATGAAGGTGGAGTCATTGGGCCAGGAGGTATGATTAGAGGCGAGAATCTAGGAACTAGAGAAGGGTTTGCTGTACCTACTTATTTAAAAGATTTGTTTAAAACAGAATATAAAAAATCAAACTATGATTTAAAAGACATTTTAAATAAAGCTAAAAAATTAGAGTTAAGAGGTCGTAGTAATCCAAATCTTAGCCAAATAGAAAGACATTATAAAACTTTTGTAGGTGACAAAAGATCTATGACACAAGAACAGTATTCAAAATATATAGAAGATAGAATTAAAAATCCAAATCTTTCACATACTACAGGTTGGAATAAACCTTTAGTTGGAACACCTCTTGGACCAAAGACAACTTTGGGTCAAACTAAAAATGTTCCTGTATCTAATTTATTAAAAGCTGAAAAACAACTTTCGCCAGAAGAATTAAAAAATTGGAGAGCGTATACTAGAAAACAATCAAAATTAGTAAAATATCTTAGAAAATTTAAAGAGAGTGTAAGATATGACCCACAACTTGATAAATTTGTTTATGATCCAGAAGTAAAGTTAAATGCTTTAAGTAATAAATATGTTATTAAAAATAAAAGAAGAGCATTAAAAAATGATGCTTATAAAACTCTTTCACCAAGAGAAAGATTGTTAGCTATTCAAAATGAAAAAAGATTATTAGCTTTAGGTGACATTATAAAAAATAATCCTAATTATGTTTTAAAAGATAAAGCAACAATGGATTTGTTATCTACTGCGGTTGATCCAAAAACAGGAAATATTTATAAAAAAGCACCTACGTTTACCAATATTAAAGGGAGAAGGATACTAGAGCTAGAACATATTGATCCTGTTGTTGGTGGCACAGGTAAAGGAAGAGGAGCTATGTTAAGTAACATTCAAAGTACTCCAGAACCATTACATAAAAATTTTAAAGGCAACGCAGAAATTTTTTTAAACAAAAATATAAATGATCCAAAATATAAAAAACAAATTAATGATATTATTAAAAAAGCAAATGATTTAAAAATATCTTTAAACATTAAAGGTAAAGTTTTAGGTTACAAACCTAAGTATGATTTCTTTTTAGATAGAACAGATGAGGCCATAGATTTTTATTTCAAAAACCCAAAATTAAAACAAGCATATGCAGACACTGTAAATAATTTTGCAAAACCTGATCTTAAATATAATTATTATAAATTTGGATTTAATAAACCATTAAGTCAAAAAGAACTTACAGCTGTCACTAATGGAATAGATAGACCAGCATTTTCTTATGCAAAAAATGTTCCAAAAGGAAAAGGAAGACTAGGCGCAATAACTCTTGGGGCAACTTTAGCTGGAACAGTTGGAACTGGAGTAAAAGCTGCTATAGGGCAAGAAGGAGAAGATCAAACTTTAGGAACTTCTTCTATGTTAGAAGATCTTGGAACAATGGCAATAGGAGGAACTGCACTTGGAGCTGGTTATGTAGGTGGTAAAAAATTAATAGAAAAAACTACAGGTAGATTTGCACCAATGATCAAAGGTGTAATTGGAAAAACTTTAACTTCTCCTTTTGCATTACCTTTTAGAGCAACGGGTTTAGATCGAATGGCTATGAAAAAATTAGGACTACTTCCTGAAGATGAAACATTAGCTCAAACATATGATCCTCGTACTTCATCAGGTAGAACTGCACTAGCTTTAGAAGGAGTTGCTGCTGGAGTTTATAAACCAATAGCAGAAGGATTAACTTCAGGAATTAAAAATCAAGCAGTAAAAAATTTAGCTACTGGAGTTTTAAAATTAGGACCTAGAGCTTTGAATGTTGCTAATGTTTTATCTAAAGCGTCTAGAGTTACAACACCTCTTGGCATAGCTTCACTAGCTGGCGAAGGTATTTATCAATTTGGTAAAAAACAAAAAGAATATTTAGATAGTTTAAGTCCAGAAGAGAGAACTAGAGTTGAACAAGAATATAGAGATGTTGCTGCAGCAGAAGGTGGCATAATTAGAAAAGCATATAAGGATGCAGGTTTAGTTGAAAAGTTAGGAAGAGGTGCATCTGCATTTGATCCAAGAAACTTGCCTTACTACGGAGCAAAAACATTAAAAGGACTTGGTTCTGGAGTTGAGATGGCGATTAAATTTCCAGTAGCAGCAGGTGCAGCAATTGGAGAAACTATTCAAAAAGGACCAAGAAAAGAAACACTTACAAAATTTGGTGAAGCAGTGCAGCCAACAGCAACTCAATATTTTTCTGAAAAAACTGGATTAGAAAGTTTAATCAAAGGTCAAGAAAAAGAATTATTAGAAAAAAGACCAGGAGCAGTTACGATGGGTGATGTTTTAGAATTAGGTGCTGAGTTTGTTGCACCAGCAACTGGTTATATAAAAATGATTGAAGATGGTGGAAGCAAACTTTACAAAGTATTAAGAAATTCACAAGAAGGTAAAAAAGTTGATCCAAAAGATATTGATGAAGTTTTAGAAGTACTTTCTGATAAAGGAGTTGGAAGAAGAGATTTTATGTCTGTTGTTGGAGGCACAAGTGCTTTGGCTTTAGCTAAACACATAGGTATAGTAGATGCGTTGAAAATTTTAGAAAAAGCAAAACCTGTAAGAATGTTAGGTAAGTCAGCTAGTAGAATGCCAAAGTGGTTTCCAAATTTTGCATCTAGAATTTTAGATGATACTGATTCTATATTTAAACAAATTGATGAAGACGTAGTTGAGATAACTAATAAAAATTTACCTGATGTATCAATATCCAAACATTCAAGTGGAAGATGGGAAATACAAGGATACAATGAATATGGACAACCATATTTAATTGATTACGAACCACCTGCTATATTAGAGGGTGGTGTAAAGTATGCAGGTGATTTTTCTGTTTTTGATAATGTACCTTCTAGAGTAGGACCTGATGATGTAGAATTTGATTCAGAACTTGTGGAGAGTATGGATGATGTTTTAGGTGGAACATCTAAACTTGAGGAATGGACAACAGGAGTTAAAAAGAAAGATCTTACACCAGGTGAGAAAAGAGTAATTGAGGCAGAAGGTAGAGCTGATGCAGAATATGATGCTTGGAGAGAATCTGAGTGGGATGAATAAGCTAACAAAGACAATACCTCCTAAAAAAGGACCACAACCTCAAGGCTTGAATATTAGCTATAATACTGTTAAAACAATCCAAGCGGAGAAAATAAATGGCAGACATAGACAAAGCTTTACCAAACGTAGAGCAACAAATAACATTACCTAGCGAACAAGAAGTTGCAGAAAACGAATTAGAACAACAGCAAGAAATTCAAGAAGCTGGTGAACCTATAGAGATAACTGAAAATGAAGATGGTTCAGTTGATATTGATTATGACCCTTCACTTGCTTCAGTTGAAGGTGCAGAAAATCATTACGCAAATTTAGCAGAACATTTACCAGATAATGTTTTAGGTCCATTAGGTTCAAACTTATATCAACAGTATCAAGATTATAAAACTTCTAGAAAAGATTGGGAACAATCATACAAAGAAGGTTTAGATTTATTAGGATTCAAATACGACAATCGAACAGAACCTTTTCAAGGTGCATCAGGTGCAACACATCCTGTTTTAGCAGAAGCTGTAACTCAGTTTCAAGCTTTAGCATACAAAGAATTATTACCAGCAGATGGACCTGTAAGAACTCAAATTTTAGGATTGTCAACTCCAGAAAAAGAACAACAGTCACAACGTGTAAAAGATTTTATGAACTATCAAATTATGGATCAGATGAAAGATTATGAACCAGACTTTGATCAAATGTTATTTTATTTACCACTAGCGGGATCATCATTTAAAAAAGTTTATTATGATGAGGTAGATCAACAAGCTGTTTCTAAGTTTGTACCTGCAGATGATTTGATCGTTCCGTATTCAGCTACCTCATTAGATGATGCGGAATCAATCATCCACGTTGTAAAAATTTCTGAAAATGATTTACGTAAACAACAAGTTGCTGGGTTTTACAGAGACATTGAATTAAAACCATCAACAACAACTGAAAGTGAAGTTCAACAAAAGGAACGTGAATTAGAAGGTCAAACAAAAAATCGTGAAGAAGATATATTTAATATTTTAGAGTTTCATACTAATTTAGATTTAGAAGGATTTGAAGATGTTGGAGAAGATGGCGAACCAACAGGAATTAAATTACCTTATGTTGTCACATTAGAAGAAAATTCTAGAGAAGTTTTATCAATCAAAAGAAACTATGAAGTAAATGATGTTAAAAGAAAAAAGATACAATATTTTGTACATTTCAAATTTTTACCAGGTTTAGGTTTTTACGGTTTTGGATTAATTCATATGATTGGTGGATTATCAAGAACTGCAACAACTGCATTAAGACAATTAATTGATGCAGGAACGTTATCAAATTTACCTGCTGGATTTAAACAAAGAGGTATAAGAATTCGAGACGATGCACAGTCCATTCAACCTGGAGAATTTAGAGATGTCGACGCACCAGGTGGAAATATACGTGACGCATTTATGATGCTTCCTTTCAAGGAACCGTCTCAAACACTCTTAGCACTAATGGGCGTCGTGGTACAAGCT